TGCCGCGACGTCCTCGACGAGCCCCATTACAGCGCCTCTGCCGCGACCTTGGCGACCCAGCGCGTGAACGCAGGCACCTCGTCACGTAGCGGCTTCGTGATGTCCATGTGCGCCGGGGTGTCGCTCGTGCCGAAAGCGATGATGTTTGCGAGGTTCTGCTGACCGGCCGGGTCATGCCATCCGACCTCGACCGAGACCGAGTCACGTGTCACGTTCACCTCGTAGGAGATGCCCGTCTGCAAGTGAGGGAGGCGACGGTGACCGGAAGCCTCCCGTCGCAGGCCGTTCTTGATCTTGTTGCCTGCGTTCTTCGCCACCGGGACTAGCGAGGGGATGACCTTCGCCGGGGCGGTGGTGAATGAGCGAGCCAGCGCGTCGACCTCGCGCCCGTCGATAATCACGACGACTCATCCCCCCACTCGGCGTAAGAGTCGACCGCCGCGTCGCGGGTCACGGTCTGCACCGGATAGCGGCGAGCGGTCGAGTCGGTCTGGAAGTGCGTCGTCAGGATCGTGAGCTCTAGGCCGATCATGTCCGGGTCGTTCGGGTTGCCCGTGATGACGACAGTCGCGCCGTCAGGGAGTGGGGTCGAGGCGATCGGCAGGGAGAGCGTGCCGGACCTGTCAGCGGCCCACATCGCCTCGCCCGCGTCGGCGTCCTGCGGGGCAGGAGACCAGCGCAGACGGCACGGGCCGTCGTAGACCTCGATCGGGTCGCCCTCGACGTAGACGCCGTCCACTTCGTCCCAGGTCTGCTCGTCGTCCGTGGTGACGGTGCAGGTTGAGGACATCAGCGCGTTCGCCTTGCGCCTGCCTCGGGCTAGAGCCCTCACGCCGGCTCGCTTGTGACGTAGACGCCGCCACCGAAGCGCGCCCTCAGCATCCGCTGCGTTCGCTCGGGGATCTCCATTGCCGACGCGACCGCCTGCTCCCCTTGCGCGTACTGAACCGAGTAGTCGTCGATGCGCTCGCCCACGATGCCAGCGCGCGCACCATCCGCAGCCTCAGCCAGTCCTGCCGCCACGAACATGCACACGAGGTTGACGATGTCCGCAGGTACCTCGGGGTAGCCGTGCGTGTACGTCACCTCGACGGGGGCCGGTGCGATGCCGTGGCAGCCGGCCGCCCACCCTGCGCCGCGACGGAGGATGCCGCCGTGGACGATGTAGTCGGTGACCGCGTTGCCGTCGATGGTGACGCTGTCGACGGACGTCACCGGCCCGGATGGGAGCGCGAGCCGGGAGCCCTGCACCCCATCGAGGACGACAGTCGACGTGACCTCACTGATAGGCGAACCGGCAGCCTCGCGGATCGCAGCCGAAGCTGCGCCGAGAAGCGCCTCGCACAGATCCTCGTTGCTCGTGTCAATGCCGCGCAGGGTGAGGTCCGCCACGGACGCCAGTGGTGCTAGAGCCATGACGGACCTCCCCTACTGCGGTGTGTGTTCGATCAGGACGCGGGGTCGATGTCGACGTCCGCCGTGGCGATCAGGCCGGGACGGATGACCTTCGCGCCGAAGAGGTGCAGACCGCGGACGCCGTCAGCGAAGGCGTTCTCGAGCCGGAGCGCCTCGGTGTTGGCGATCTGCTCGGCGTAGGTCGTCGCCATCGGGTGACCGGCGATCAGCGTGTAGTGGACGTCGCCGGACTCGGTGTCGCCGTCCTCCGGCACGCGGTTGGACTCGATGACGTCGAACCCGGCAGCGCGACCGACCTGACCGTTGCGGAGGCCGGTGGTGACGCCGCTCGCGTCGGCGCGGATGAAGCGGTCGTCGCGGAGAAGCTGGCCGTAGAACTCCGGCGGGACCACGACGAAGCGACCGTCGTCCGGGGTGTTCGACCGGACCAGCTTCGCCCGGAGCTCGACGAGGAGGTCGTAGGCGTCCTCCGGGGTGGTGACGGACACGGCCCCGAGCTTGTTGCCCGCGAGAGCGTCGTCGGCCATCTCGCCCGCCACGTAGGCGTCAGCGATCGCGGCGAGGTTGTAGGCCGCGCCGGTCGTGGCCTCCTCGACGAAGCCGGCCATCGCCTGACGCCGGTCGATGTCGTCGACCTTGAACGCGAAGTAGTTGGACTGGTCGACGACGAGGGGGAGCGTCGCGTCGGTGAGCTCGTCCCACGAGATCGGGCCGTACTTGGTGTACGCCCGGACCGCGGGGTCGACGAACGACGTGATGTGGACGGTGTCACCAGCGCGGGCGATGTCGCCCTCGTAGTTGCGGTTGATGATGCCGGCCTGGGCGTAGGTGAGGCGGTCGCGCAGCGACTTGAGCAGAGCAGCGCTCCACACCTCGGGAATGAAGTTCGCGATAGCCATGACAGGCCATCTCCTTTCGCGGTGTTGTTCAGGTGGTCACGCCGAGCAGGTCGTTGAGGCGACCTTCGGCGCGTGCGGTGTTGATCTCTTCTGGGCTCATGCGGGACAGGTCGTCTCGCGTGAGTTGTGCGGGGCGGGCCTCCTTGCGAGTGCCGCCGTCCGCATCGCCCTGGAACCGCTTGCCTTGCGCCGCGAGGTAGGGCTTGGATCGGATGAGGTCGTCGATCGCGGACGCGAGCGCGTCCTCGTCGATGTTGCCGTCGTCGTCGACCTCGAACGACGAGGCGTCGATGAACGTCAGCGCGTCCATCGGGTCAGCGAGCTTGCCGGCTGCGGCTGCTCGCAGGTTGGCCTTGGCGATCTTGAGGTTGGCCGAGGCGATCGCCTCGTCCTTCGCCTTCTGTGCCTCGACAGCGGCAGTGTGTTCGGCCTCTCGGCCTTCCGCTGCCGCCTTGAGTGCGTCCAGCTCCGCGCGCAGCCCCTTGAGCTCGTCGCGGTACTTGTTGCGGTCGGCCTTCATGGCGTCGAGCGCCTTCTTGCCGGCATCTCCGAGCGCGTCGACGTCACCCTGCGGTGCGTCGTTCTCGGATGCACCCTCGGCCTCGGTGCTGTCACCCGTCGACGGGGTGGCAGTGTCCTCAGCCTCGATGACGTCGGTGGTCGTGTCGGACATGGTTGTTCTCTCCTTGCGAGAGTCAGCCCGACGCCTTGCGCGTCGGGAAGTGTTAGGCGACGTAGCCGTTTGCCTTGAGGAGCCGGATGGCCTCGGCCCGGTCGTTGCCGGCGCGCTCGAGGATCGACTCAGGCATGAGCCGCAGACCGCCCGACTCGGACAGGTCCATGCGGGCGCGGCCGGCGCGCGTGCCGGTGCCCTCGAACGTGACGAGGTCGCCTCTCCTGCGAGTGATCCGGCCGGACTGCGAGGTGCCCATGCCGCGGCGGGCGTTGACCACCTGCGCCGGATCCGCGCCGAGCCTGATCGCCTCCGCGCCGGACTTGGTGAAGATCCGGTCCTGCTCGGCCTCTGTGAGCGAGTCGAAGTATTGTCGTGGCTCTGTCGCCAGGCCGCCCGCGTTCTGGCGAGTGGTCGGAACGTGTCGGCAGTCGCACCTCGGATGGCGCTGAAAGCCCTCGTTGCGGCGGTAGAACTGTCCCGCAAGGATCGCGCACCGGGAACACGACGGGGCATTGAGCATCCGCACGTACCCCTGAACGGTCGGACGAGCGCCCATGGCGATCGCTGAGCCCTGCCGCGCCACGTCTTGCAGCTGAGTGGACACGATGAGGTCGAACGCCTGCTCTGTGACTTCTCGGGATCGGGTGTACTCCAGTAGTCCGCGCATTGACCGGCCATCGGATGCCGCGCCTGCTAGCGCCTCGGGGATGGCCTGCGCCGCCAGATCGGCCGCGAGTCCTTGCTCCTCCAACATCAACGGGAAGTAGCGCACCGACTCACGCGCCGCGAGAACCTGATAGGCGGCCATCGTGCGGACGAGAGTGTCTAGCGGGCCGTAGCGCTGCCTGCGAAGCTGGACGAGAGCCGCCGCGGTGATGCGCTGCTGAACGCGGTAGTGCTCAACCGCCGAGGTCAGCATCGGCCGGCCTCGTCAGCGATGCGATGAACGGGTCGAACGCCTCAGCGCGACGTCGCGCGATCTCCCGGTCGATCTCGGCCTGAGACATCCCGTAGCGCCGCTCGAGGATGCCCGCC